CGCCGTCCGAAAGCGTCAGGTTGACCCCAATGGCCACGGCGCCGTCCGAGAGAACGGTCGCAATTCCCCGGGTCTGAACCCAGGCGTAATAGTTAGCCGTGACGCTCATCACCGTAACGCCGGACACAATATAATCCGTCGCGGCGGTAGCACCGCGCACATTGTTATACGGGTACCCGGTGATGGCCACATCGCTGGCCGTGGTGAGCGCCACCCGCAGCCCGTCGTACAGGGTAAAATCGACGGCATTAGATGATGCGGCCGTATTGCCCCGAATGCGGTACTGATGCCCCTCGCCGGCGTCGTCGGTGATGTGCAGATAAGCGCCGGCGTACTGGTCGGCGGTTGCACTGCCCAACGTGGTCGAATCCGTGATTGTCACCTCGGTAGCTGCGGCCGAGGCAGCCGTGCATTTGCCATCAATCTCGACTACGGACGTAGCTGAGACATCGGTCGAAACCAAAAGGCCGCAATTGGTTGCGGCGGCAAAATAGGCGTAGCGGAAAGAGCGCCCATCTTCGAGCCGGCGCTCGGCGCCGACGTTGCCCTGCTGTGTGGAGCTTTCTTCAAAAAGCCCCTGCTTGACACCGTCAGATGGTGCGTTGACGTTGCCATTCTGAATAATATTTGCCATGATTTCCTGCCCTTCTTTGCTCGGTCCTGGCACATTGGCTTGTGCCCTGGAAATCGAGAATTAAAAAAGGGGCGCGTCCCTGCGGCGGGATGGCGCCCCTTCGTTGAACTGCTGTGATGCCGGCATAAACCGGCGCGTGATTAGCTGCCGGTGATGGCGGTAGCTACGCCATTACGGCGGCGGTTATCAGTGTAAAGCTGCACACCGGCCACGACATAGGCCAACTGCGCCAGCTGGCCGTTCGACTGCAAACTGGTGAACGGCGTCTTGCGAAAATTGGCCTGGGACAACACGTCGAGCTTCGTGTGCCTGGTGTCCGGGAAATAGCTATGCAGGGACGGGCAATCGTTGTCAGCGATCACCTCGGCCGCGTAAAATGGCGGCAACATATTCCCCCCCGGACCTTTAGCGTTGTCAAGCTCAGTGCGCGCGTACCCCTGCGAACTGATCGCCTCGCGATAAGCGCGGCCGATCGAGTACGTGGTCACAATCTGCTTGATTACGCCGCCCTGGATGCGGCAATTATCCAGCACCTCGTTCCAGGCCGCAATACCGTCAAAGATATTGGTGACGGTCTGCGTCGTGAACGTGGTAGACGTAGTGTAGCGCTGCGATTCCCACGCCGTGGTCGTGCTGGAATTGATGCCGCCCACGGTTGCGCCGGCGGCGTCTGCTATAATATCCTGGTAGCCGAGCATGTTCTTCCCCGCCTGCGCGCTGAGAATATCCTCGTTGATGGCTTTGAGGATCGAGTTCATCGCGTTATTACCCAGGTGCTCCAACTCGTCGAAAATGCGTTCCGGGCCGCTATTTTCCCAGTGCTCGGTGTCGGAAAGGATCACCGGCGCGGCGTAATAGCGGCGCTTATAGAATGCGCTCTCGAACGGATCGACCGGCGACTTGTTGAGAACGTCGTACTTGTCGAAGCTCTCAGCGGTCCCGCCACTGGTCTGGAGTTTGACCTCGATCTCTTTCCCCCCCTTGCTGGACATGCGCAGCCCTTTGCGGCGGTGCATTTCCAAGGTGGGATAATCCTCGAAGAAGTTGTCAACAACTTCGGGTCGAACAGTCCGGCGCGTTGCGCTCCAATGACTGTCCCATACTTCGCTGGTGGTCTGTGCCATGATTTAATTTCCCGTCAAGGAATATCTACGCCATATTTGATTCGATTTCACGCAGCGCTTCCTCTTTTGAAAGAGAACCACCCGCCGGCGTGGTCGCCGGATGCGCGGCGCCGTTGTTGTTGGCGCCCTGCTTCGAGCGCTGCCGCACGGCTTTGTTGCCCTGCCGTGCCGCCTGCGCGTCGTCCACCGAGCGCCCCGACTCCAACGCCACCAACTCGGCCACGGTGTACGGCTGGCCGGTTTTGCGGTTTGGGGTCGATATGTTCTTTTTAATGAACTCGGCCGCCGCTTGCGTCGTTTCCTGGCCGAACAGATCATACGATTCTTGGACCTGCCCTTCCATGCGTTTGACGTTATTCGCCTGCTGCTCCTGGGACAACTGCGTGACGACCTGGTTGGTCGTTTGCATCTGCGGTTCCCATTGTTCCAATCGCGCCCGCAGATCGGCAATAACGCCGGCCTGCTCCTCCTGCTGCTGGCTCATTGTCAAAATGACATTGAGGCCGGCCCGATCCTCAGAAGAGAGGGACGGGTCGGACATTACCTGCTGGAGTTGTTGAGGTAAGCCCGGTGGAGGCGGCCCCTGCTGCTGCTGGAGCAACATTTGCCTTTGCGTTTCCTGGAATTGCTGCTGCTGCTGGCGAAAATCCGCGCGCTCATTATCTAACTGCCGGCGATGATCGGCGATTTCTTGCGTTTTGCGCGTATAATCGGCTTGACGTAGGCCGGCCGCCTGGTCTTCCTCGGAGGCCGGCGCGTTGTTGGTTGTGGCGCCATCTGACGCCGCTTCTTGCGCACTGCCGCCCGGTTGTTCGCTGGCCGCGCCCGAGGCGTCTAGCTCCGTATCCTCGCCGAGCATTCCCGCGCCCAATTCGGCGCCAGGTTCGGGAGGGGGAGCCTCTGCTTGTTCGGTGGTCGTGGTCGTCGAGTCCGTTGGGAATGCTTCGCTCATAAAAAACCCATCCTATTGGTTGCTGCCGCCGGCAGGATGGGGTACCGGCAACAAAATGAAAAAGGGCGCCTCCCTGCGGCGGGATGGCGCCCTTTTATGGTTCGTGCTGCTGTTCTCGGCGAAATTTCGCCGGACATTCAGAAAAATCTTCAGGAAAATAAGGCTCACCCGAATGTTAAACGTAAATGGCTGTCCTGCTTACACTTACAAATTCGGGTCGCTATTTGCTAAATTTCAGGTTTTGTTTTTCTCGGCGAAATTTCGGCTTGTCGGCGAAATTTCGCCGCGATTGATACAAATTACCACTTTCTACACCACCTCTTGATAAGGCTTCAAAATTTAATCCAACTCTCTTGATCGGGCCGGCCGCCGCCCGTGGCTCGATGGTCTACGCGATCGCTCGGGATCTTTGCCCTGATTTCGTCAAGCGAATCCGCTATAATGACGTTCGGGTCGCGCTCGGCCGTGCTGCCGGCGTGCAGCGGCGCCTCGCGCGCCTCTTCGAGCGTTTCCGGCGGCAGTTCGTGCATTCCGTGCTCTTTCAATAGCCGTTTTTTGTGCGCGTAATCTTCGACCACGACGCCGAACTGCGGGTCAAACTCGCCGTATTTCCGGCCCGAATGGGTCGAATGGATGAGATTGGGCCGTTGATTAGCCCAGGTCGCCGCTTCGCCGCATTCGCACGGGATCGACACCGGCCGGTGCCCCTCGTAAGGGTGCGACGGGTAGCGCTTGCCGCAGGCGGTGCAGGCGAAATCCCAGAGTTTAATCATTTTATAGCCCAGATCAGCGCCCGCAGATTAACAAGCTGGGAGCAACTTATTAGATAGGCCACGGTGCCATCACTGCGATTCACCGGGCTCGCTTCAATACTGGCCACTATATACTGTAATGCCTCGATATTTGAGGGAGAAAGCGCGCCAACATCGTCAACGGTTTTTATTGGCGCCTTCGCTTTTGCTTTCGCTTTTGCTTTTGCCTTCGCCATTGCTCGCCCCCTTATGCCGCGTCAATCGTTTCGGCCGTATCGGCGGCCACCTGGTTGGAAATATTCTGTGCGTTGCTCTGTACCTGCCCCTGGAGCGTGGTCTGAGCCGGCCCGGAAGGCGCCGCACTCGGTGCCCCTATATTTTCCTGCTCCTGCTGTAGCGCCTGCTGGTGTCCCTGGATATGGCCCTGCACCAGCTGGTCGATAAGCTGCACCTGCTGGACCGCCTGCGGATTCAGGTAATTGCCGGCCAAATCGCGCGCCTGCGCCGATACGAGCAGCTGCTGGTATTGCGGCAGCTCTTGATACATTTGATGGCCTTGCATATGCGCCTGGTGATCCTGGCCCTCGAAAACGCCCGGATCTTGCAGGCGCGTAAACATAAAATCGTGCTCAAGCTGAACGGCGCGGTTGGCCTCTTCGTTCATGTCGTCCACCAGCAATTTCTCGGGATCTGCGATTTCATAGGCCGAGGCCAGGAATTTATCCAATTCCATTGCGTCAAAATTGGGCGAATTGCGCGCCCGATCGTAAAAATCGACCGCCTGGCTGCGCTGCAACTGCTCAAAAAGCGGCCGCGTGCTGCCGGCCTGGACATTAATGCGATAATTCCATAGAAAATCAGCCGTTTGGAGCGCGCGCGTCAGGCGTTGCGCCCCGTCCGGCGCCACGTTGACGGTGAAATCCTCCGGCGTATAGCGCGGATCGCCCATAATCTGAAATGCGTTGCGTACGACCGTTTCATAAGCCGTTGCCACGGCCGATTCCATCCATTCCCTATTGATCGAGGCCGCCGCCGCAATCAGGCCGGCCTCCGTCGCGGTGCGCGCATCTTCGGCGCCGCCCTGGGATAGATCGTTGACCTGCGTCACCATATCGACGAGCTGCTGCGCCCGGTCCTGGAGCGCGTACTGCTCCCCGGGGACGCTGCCCCAGCCGATTTCTCTCATGGCCGAGTCTGGATCTTGTACGACGTGGAACTCGCCATCGTTGCCCTTGCGCAGCCGATCCACCAGCTCGGGGTTCGCCTGCGCTTCAGACTCGCGTACAAGCGCCTGCCTGGCCGAGCGCTTCAGCATGGCCGACTGCCGGCTCATGGACTCGACAATGGCGCCCTGGAGATCCTTGATAAGCTCCAGCTGCGGCACCGGGTAATAACTGTTGACAGACATGTCGAACTTGAGCGGGATAAACGGCAACCCGTGTTCGACTAACCAACCGGCGGCCGGCTGGCCGTTTTCCAAATCGAGCACCGGCGTTTCGCCGTCCTCGGCAAACATCGGCGCGCCCAAAATATCGACCCGTTGGTCAAAGTGCATCTTCGCGAATGGGTGCTCTATGTCCTGGATAGGCTCTTCGACGCCATCGGCAAACATGATTTGCCGGCGGTTCATCCTGTCATGGATGCGATCGACGAGGACGAAATCGCCATTATCGACCGACTCGCGCACCGCCTTCTGCTCGTCCGTTTCCGACCGCTCGCGCTGCGGCTCGCCGAATACGAGATCGTCTTTATCGTTGACGCTTGTCGCTTTTATCTCGCGCCGATGAGATATATTATCGTCGTCTTTTAGCTGCTTCAGCGGCACCCACATTCTTTCCCGGATATATCGAGCGTGGCCGATCATATGCGGCGGGCACTGCGGATCCACGTGGACGAACCCAGGCGGCACCCGGGAGACACAGACGAGATCCTCGGCCATTGAATCATTCGCCACATACGGCGGGATCAGATCGTCCCCCGGAGGATTATAATCGACCCTCAACCAGCCGATGCCGCAGGGTAGCGCGTCGAAAATGGCTTGATGTACGTGAGGTTTGACATTCGCGAGGCGCAGAAAGGCCGAACTGGCGCGCTCCAAAATGTCCGAAATCGGGAAGCCCTCGCCCTCGTCGTCCTCGACCGTCACGAACAACTTGGGATAGTTGAAGGCGATAGCCGCGATCAGCTGCCGGCAAACGGTGTAGAATACGGGAACCCGGATCATCTCGGACACGTCCAGGTCGCGGATCTGCTGATCAAATTCGAGATTGTGGAGATCGACCAGGTTTTGCCACTGTTTCATGCGCTCTTTATAGAGTCCGTCGAGCACTTCCATTTCTCGACGCCAGAACGTGACTTGCCGCTTCGATAAGGCCATATTTTTCTCTAGTGTGTGCCGGCCCCATCCGACCGGCACACACGCAAAAAGGGCGCTCTCCCGACCGGCGGGATGGCGCCCTTTTATTACCGAAATTTTAAATTACTCGATATGAACCTACGAATATCTCGATTTCTGCTTGCCCATTGATTCGAGCAGGTCGATAACCTGCGCGCCGGCGTTCGGCCGGCTGTCCGTCTTTTTCACGGGCCTGGGTTTGTACACGTGATTTATTATATAGCGCAGGCCATCGGCCGGATGGTCATCGCCGCCCTTTTGCACGTCCTCGGGATCGTGCGGGTCGCGCTGCACTGCCGCCAGCGATGAAGCCACCCGGTCGGTGCGGCCCCGGAAAAACTTAATGCGCTTCGAGTACATGAGATCCTTGAGATTGCGCCAGCCGTTGACCCTGTCCATGTTCGCCCGGGTCAGGTGGATACCCTGAGCGGCGAACGAATCGCGCGGCGCCAGCGCCTGGCTCGCTTCACCAGGTGCGCGGCTTGTCCACATATCGGACGGTGCCAGGTGTAGCTTGGGCCGGCTTTTTCGGATGAACGGGCAATTCTCGACCATCGCCTTGACGCCCCGCGCATGATCGGCACCGCCGGCTTCGGCTCGGACATATTCGTCGATGATCCACAGATCATCGTCATAATCAACGGCCGCGATGCCCCACCAGGTCGGATTGTGCTCGCCATAATCGCCGCCGCTGAAAACGCTCCAGCCTTCAGGAATTTCAAACGGTTCGACTTCGGCCTCGTTCCTCGAAAACATTGAGAAATAGCTGCCGACGATTGCATCCCAATCGCCTTCGAGCCAGGCGCGCACCAGCTCCGGGTCGCCCACGCCCTTAAGCCGGGATATATAACCCGGGTCGCCGGCCAGCCCGATCTCGTTGTCGCGCACCCTGCTGGGCACGAACATCCGCGCCAGGCCGCTTTCGTCGTCGTGGTGCAGATGATAGCCGTGCGGATGCCGCCCTATATTGAAATAGGCCTTAATCTCGGCATGACAGCGGCCGCCCGGGTTGCCCGTAGCCCGGATTCGCTTTTGCTTCGCCGGCCCGCGCAGCCTCGACTTCATTTGATGATAAGGCTTCAAGGACGGCCAATTCGGCAATTCATCCCAGCCGATCCAGGCCAACGACCAACCCATATATCGTTGAAAATGCTTTTCGGATTCCATGTGCCGCAATCGCAGGAGCGCCCCGCTTTTGAAGCGCCAGGTCGATTTACCGACCAGGTACTCGCCGCCCAGATAGGGAAATATCTCGTGGCTGCGCTCTATGATATCCTCCAGCTCTGGCGATGTCTGGCGAAATAGCACGCCCGACCAGGCCGGCCCCTGGTGGAT